CCTCAAGGGCTTCTGGACTGCCCTACCAGGTATATAAGAAAAGCCCACAGGCTTTTTCTTTCTCCTATAGAAGGATTAACCGGAGCACTCCTCAATCCACTCGGATTATTCGTGTACCATAAGAAGTCAGTTTATGGTAGTCAATTTATGATTACCTTTGCGCTCACTTGGGGTTCGCTGCGTTTAACGCTTAACTGCCTTATGATGTTGCTGCCTTAAGGTACACATTGTACCATATGGGTTTCGTTTTTGTAAAGACTTATTTATGGGTTCAGGAATGAATAAGTTAAACTTAAGTGTTGACACCTGATTATAAGGATACTTAATGGCGACTATGCAGGACGAGGATATGAATGAAACCGAGAAGGAGAAGGCAGAGCTTCTGCGCGAGATACAGGAGAGTGTACTGGAAGTAGCTGAGAAGAAGCGCGGACTCCAGCGCAAGAGCCTCAGTGTATATGATCCGCAGAAGGTAGCTAGGCTGCTTTATCTTTACAGTACAGGCAGTAGTCAGACTAGACTGGTACGTAAGTACGGCTTTGACCGCGATACGATTATCTCAGTCCTCACGGACTACGCTGACTATATGGGTAACTTCAAGGAACTCAGCGGAAGGATTGCTGCAAAGAATTACCTGAATCTAAGTTCTCTAGAGGAGGACCTCATTGATAAGGTACGCGACAGGATGGAGAATGACCCAGAGATGGAGGTTAGTTTCAAGGATCTAAAGGAGCTATCAATAGCCAAGGCTAATGCTGCTAGGGAGGCTCTGACGGCTCGTGGTGAAGCCACACAGATAACTGAGGACCGCAAGGTGTATACTCAGGATGATTACGACGCAACCATACAGGCTGCCCGTGATAGGATAAAGAGAGCCAAGGAGGCTGAGATAATTGATATAACCGATACTAAGAAGGAGGACTAATGTTTATATGTGACGAAGAACACGAGGGACTGTACGCTGACATCCGGGCTAGGCTGGGTGAGCACTTCCCGAACTTTATGTTCGTAGTAATGAATGACGATGGGGACATTTACTATGATTACACGAATCTCCCCGTAGGTAAGATGCTGGCGAATGAGATGCTCCAGGAGTGCGAGAGTGACCCACTTGAGGATGACTGGATCTGGGGATTCGAGAATGAGGACATCTCCGAGGACGACAGCCTATGGGAAGAATAATCAAAGTACTGCTAATTGTACTTATCATTAGTATAAGCACAGCTACTGGGGTATTGATCCACGAGGTTCGGGAACTGAAGAAGACGGTACAGAACCAGCAGGAGGTACTCGGTATTTACTACAACATCATTCAAAGACATAACATCATTCTGGAAAGTTTGATAGAACACGTTCACTCAAGATTCACGGAGAATAACTATGGGCAAGGGATGCGCACCACGCAAAGGACATAACCGCGACAAGCAGGCTAAGAACCACGATGAGATTGACTGGTCCAAGAAACCGACTGACCGCAAGGTCAAGGTCCGCGTAAACGGTAAAGAGGTATAATGCCGATTGAGTTCACACGTCACCCGATCCTCAAGCCGCCATCGGATGAGGAGATAGTGCTCCTAGGTGAAGCTGATCCCAAGTTACTGGAGGAGCTTCATAAGGCGCACGAGGGTCGTATACAGGCTGCTGAGGAGGATCCTCTGCGGTACGGCTTTGATTTGCCGGGCTGGAGCCGTATGCGTGACGCTATTGGTGAATACGACGAGGTCATTACCTTCGGTGGGAATCGTAGTGGCAAGACAACAGGATGCGCTAAGATGGTGATGGAGGCTGTTACGCAGAACCAGGATGGTCACGTAGTATGCTTCAGCCAGAACGCGGATACATCGGTCAAGGTTCAGCAGGCTGCCATCTGGGAAATGATGCCCAAGGAGTTCAAAAGAAAGACCAAGAGCATTGAGGGCTATATTAACTTCAGTATGCAGAACGGCTTCACGGGGAGTTCCTTCATCTTCCCCGATACTAGAACCCGCGTGGACTTCAAGACATATACGCAGTTCAGTAATAACCAGACCATCCTTGAAGGTTTTGAATTCGGCTTCAGAGGATCCAGCAATCTAAACATAGGAGCCTGGCTGGATGAATACCTGGGTGATGCTGCGCTGGTAAATACACTGCGGTTCCGACTGGCTACACGGAACTCAAAGATGATTCTAGGCTTTACGCCTATTGATGGGTACACGCCGTTCGTTTCGGAGTACCTAAAGGGATCAGAAACTCTAGAGACACGCAGGGCAGAGCTTCTTGGCAGGGAAGTACCAGTCAAGCAGTACAGCCCTGAGCGGGACGCTGCTGTTGTTTATCTGCACTCCGACGAGAACCCATTCGGTGGTTATGATCGTATAGCCAAGGATCTAAGGAACAGTTCGGAAGATCAGATAATGGTCCGTGCCTACGGATTACCTACGAAGTCAATGACTTCACTGATCCCGAACTTCAGCCCCGAGGTCAATGTTCTTTCGGATGAACCTAACAAATACGGATTAACCTTCCCGAATTGCAAGGAATTAACCTGGTATCAGGTGGTTGACCCCGCCTTCGCTAGGAACTACGTAAGTATCTGGGCTGGGGTATCCGAGCAAGGTGAGATATTTATCCGCAGGGAATGGCCTGACAGAGCTACGTACGGGGAGTGGGCGTTATTCGGTGACCCTAAGTGGAGATACGGTCCAGCGGCTAAAAAACTCGGATATGATGTTGAGAGGTACGCTGAACTCTTCAAGGAGATTGAGAGTGACCTCGGAATAGAAGTAATGGAGCGCATCGGGGACTCCCGCTTCTTCGCCAAGGAGAATGAGAACAACGTGGACCTATTTACTCGGTTCTATGACTACGGTATGAACTTCATACCATCCGATGGTCAGACTGAGCAGATTGGCTGCACGGCTCTGGATGAGTGGTTCAATTACAGTCCGAACTACGAGATTGATGAGGCTAATCGCCCACTGTGCTACGTTCACGAGGACTGCGGTAACTTGATCGATAGCATCATTAACTACAACTCAGCAGGGAAGTCCGACGAGGCACTGAAGGACTTCTTTGACGCTATTAGGTATTTACGTATGTCCAACGCTGGAATGGGTCCGGACTACTTCACTTCAAACGAAATGCTAACAACTAATACAGGTAAAGGAGGCTATTGATGGCTAAGAAGAAACTAACAAAGATTGCAGAGGAGCAGGAGGTTGAGTTCGAGGAGGCGATGCGTATCGCTACTGAGAAGCTGCCGGAGGGTTCACTTACGGGTAAAGGTAAGAACACTTGGGTCAACGAGGAGGGTACAGCCATCCTTGAGGAGTCCTTTATGATCGATGAGATTATTCCTAAGCACTACATCGGCAAGGTACTTCAGGAATGCCCGAACCCGAAGTATAACGTGGTGTACAACAAGGAAATTGGTCGCCGTGTAAATATGTTGATCCCACGCAAGTGGCAGGGTCGACTGGTCGGTAAGGAGGTAACCTTTGAGGCGATTGAGGACACAAAAGGCGTAAGCTATCGGTATGTCGGAAAATAAGGACATAACCCTGGATCGCAGATGGTGCAGGGAGCAAACCAATAGGTTAGCTAGTTGGGAGATACTTCGGCGGTACGTTTTGCACCAAACTCGGCTACCGATGACCAATGAAGAGATGTGTGATACAATAGGCGTATCATCGAGTTATACTATCCGTTTGCTCAAAGGAATACAAAAAAGAATAAACACAGAAGATGCTGAATGATTCAATTTCTGAGTCCTTGACTTACCTCCAGGACGAACCCGATATCAAGACTCTCCGTTATGCTTATGACCAGACGGTAACGGATCTTGAATCCTATTTTGACCTATGTCGTACGAGCTACGACGATCGGCGCAACTGGTGGCCGGGCAAGAGCCGTGATCACCGTAAGCACGGGGCTGACGCATTCCCCTGGGAGGGCGCATCCGATATGGAGTGCCACGTCATTGATGAGCGCATCACCCGATTAGTATCACTGTTTATGTCCGCGCTGAACCGCGCGAATGTACGAGCATTCCCAATTGAGAGTGGTGATATTGCCCGCAGTAAACTGGTATCAGGATTCCTCAAGTGGATGGTATCCAGTGGATATATTCCACGCTTTTACCGCGAGATGGAACTCGGTGCTAACTACCTTCTTGAGCGCGGTGTACTTATTACTTACGTAGGATGGCAGCAGGAGGATCGTCGATTCCTCCAGAAGCTGGACCTAAACCAGATTGCACAGATGTCACCAGAAATAGCCGATGCTATTAACAGTGGCGAGATGGACGACGATTTGGTTGCTTTGCTGCAAACTGTATTTGAAGGCACATCCACGAAGCGAGCCAAGAAGGCAATCAAGGAACTACGCAAGAATGGCGTAGCCGAATTACCAGTTGTGCGCCGTCAGGTAAACGCACCCGACGTAAAGACATTAGCCCCTGATGGTGACTTCTTCTTTCCACCCTATGTAACGGACCCACAACGCGCTCCTTACTGCTTCTGGCGTACGTATTATACCCCACAGGAACTGGAGAATAAGGTAGTAACCGATGGATGGGATGAAGGATTCGTTGAGCACGTTATTGAGAAGTACCGAGGCGTTAATGTTAATAGCATTGACCGCGAGCAGGAAGGTCGTCGCAGTATCAGCCTTACCGATAATGCTTACGAGGCTGAGGAGCTAATCGAAATTTGCTACGGAT